ACCGACGTCGCGGCGGACCGGGCCAGAATGCTGGCATTTGACGAGCTGGCCAGGGGGATTCCGGGGGCTGACGCCCTCGCTCTCCATGCCAAGTACGAAACCGGACTCAGCGCGGCAGAGTTCGCGGCGGAGCTGCTCCGCTCGGACCTGGTGCGAAATATGAGCATCAAGCTGCAGCGTCTACAGGACGCTAACGACTCCAACGCCAACGGGGTAAGATCGGCTGACCCGGGCGACGGTGACGACAAGACGGCCATTCGCAACTCAATTATCGAACGGATAGCGCAAGGCGCAAACCAAGGGAGGAAGTAGTTATGACCGACTACATGGTCTATGATCACCTTATTTCGGGTGACTCGGATCTGATCCGCCAGCCGATTATCCTGGCGGAGGGAGAGGGAGCCCTGCTGCGCGGCGCGCTGCTGGGCTTGATCTTCAAGACAATCGGAAGCCCGGCCCACGGGACCAACACCGGCGACGGCGTCTGCAACAACCAGGCGCTCGGGGCAAACGCCCAGCTCGGCACGTACGAGCTCGTCGCGGTCTCCGCGACAGATTTCGCGGTCTACGCGCCCAACGGCAGCCGCCTGGCGGATGCCACGGTGGGGACGACCTACGAGGGCGAGATCGTTTTCAAGATCAACGCCTCGACCGACGGGCATGCGTTCGTCGCGGGGGACTCATTCACCATCACCGTTTCCCGGCCCGTGGACAGCAGCGGGAACCTGATCGAGCGGTACCGCTGGGTCCATCAGTCGAACCTCGACGGCAGCGCCGAGGCCTGCTGCCTGCTGGCGGATGACACGGACTCAACCAGCGCCGACGCCAACGGCCCGGCTTATTTCCACGGTCAGTTCGACCCGACCGCGATCCTGCTGCAGACAGGCGAGACCATCGCCCTCTACGACACCGGCGGACGGATCAAGGATCTGTTCCTGCGCTCGATTGTCCCCTACAACCCGCCCACCTAGCTGGGCTTTCGTCACCCTGACAATTCAGGGTCCAATCTCGATAACGCGACCAACATTTAAGTTCAGGCTCCCCAGCGCGGGGGGCCTGAACTGCATTAGGAGGCTAAAATGCCAGATGTAGCATATTCGCTGTTTGATCCGATGACGCTGATTCCAGCCGTTCAGCAGATCAAACCGGCACGCACGTTCATCAAGGACTTGTTTTTCCCCGAGGTCCGCACGTTCGACACCGAGTTCATTCTCGCCGACCTCCAGCGCGACGTCCGCCGAATGGCTCCCATTGTGAGCCTCGTCTCCGGTGGCAAGGTCATGGCGCGTAGGGGCTACGAGACGGACATGTTCAAACCGCCGCTTGTGGCGCCCCGCGCCGTGACCACGGTCAAGGACATCATCAAGAGACTCCCGGGCGAGGCGCTGTTCAACGGCATGTCCCCGCAGGAGCGCCAGGCCGTGCTTTTGGGCAAGGATTTGGCGGAGCTGGACAAAACAATCACCCGCCGCGAGGAGTGGATGTGCGCGCAGGCGCTCACCACCGGCGTTCTCAACCTCAAGGGCGACGACGTCGATTACGAGATCGACTACCAGCTGGACTCGGGCAATACCCAGGCGCTCTCGGGCGCAGCGCTGTGGAGCGCGTCCACCGCGACGCCGCTCGACGATCTGCGTGAGTGGAAAATGGCCGTATTGCAGGCCTCGGGCATCAACTGCGACGTTTGCATCATCGCAAGCAACGTCTACCCGTATTTCGTGAACAACGCGCAGGTCCAGGCGATGATGGCCGCGCAGGGTGGTTCGACGTTCAAGGTCCTGTTGGGAACTTTGGATCCGAAGCCGTTGGCAAAGGGCGCGACCTACCTCGGCCCTGTGACCTCCATCGGCGTGGATGTTTACTCCTACTGGGAGTGGTACATCGACGACACGACCGGCGACGAAATGCCGATGATCCCCGACAACACCGTCATTCTCGCCTCCAGCGAGGCGGATTATTTCATGGGCTACGCGGCCTACATCGACATGAACCTGATGGGCGCGATGAACCTGGACCGCGAGCAGGCCACGATGGCCATGCCGCGGTATCCCAGGAGCTGGGTCGAGGAGGGGCCGAACGTGCGCTACCTCGAGCTCGACTCCAGGCCGCTCCCGATCCTCGAGAACAAGGATTCCTGGTTCATCGGAACCGTCCTTTAGGGAGCGCTTCTATGATCACAGTCGTCAAGCCCATTCGCGTGGGCAAAACCATCTTCCAGCCCGGGGAGACGATCAGCGAACTTTCTCAGGATGAGGAAGCCAGGCTCATCGCCCGCGGCTACGCCGAAGCGCCCGAGGCCCCGGCCGACTCCGACATTCCGCGCGGAACGCCGGAGACCAATCCCGTCGAAGTTCCGGCCGCAAAGCCGCCTAAAGTGGCAAAGAGTGGGACTAAGTCGGCCAAAGTCGCAACAGAAGCTGCTCCCGAGGCAGCCGACGCACAGCCCGCGCAGATCCGGCTTCCCCCGGACATCAACCCGCAGCTCGCGGGCGAGGTCAAGGCAGACGCGCCGGCGTGACGAAAACCAACACAGCGTGCTGAGCTTGCCGCAGCATCGGTGCTCAGCACGCCGGTGTCTCGGTGTTTCGGGAATCTTGTTCCCGAAACGAACCAACCCAAGGCATTCCGCAGGAGAGCCAGACAACCATGTTCCCAGCCGACCAGCTCTGCGAAACCGTCACCGTCTACCCGGGCGCGGGCATGGGCGCGTACGGTCCCCTCTTCGGGGAGGCCTACACAATTCAGGTGTACCTCGAGCCGGGTGTCGAGGTGATCCTGAGCAAAACCGGCAAACAGGTGGTTGCGAACCTCTTCGGGGTAGCGGACGGGAACTGCGTCATCCAGGCGGATGATGAGATCGAATGGAATGACCAGCGCTACCAGGTCCTGGCCGTCGAAATCTACCGTTTCGCTGGCCAGACCGACCACGTGGAGCTGCATTTCAAATCGGTGGAGTCGCCGTGAGCCGTTATTACGTCAAATTTGACGCCTCGGCCGTGGCGGAGAGAGTGACCAGAGGCGCGATCGAGGGGCTCAAGCGCGCGGGCGAGGACCTCCTGGAGAAATCTCAGCGGCTCTGCCCGAAAAAACGCGGTTTCAATGGCGGCCTGGTCTCGACCTCAAAAGTTGAAATCGACGAGGAAACGCTCACGATGCGCGTCCGTTACACCGCGAAACACGCCGCGCTGCAGCACGAAAGCCGCAAATACAAGCACAAACAGGGGGAGCAGGCCAAATATGTGGAGCAGCCCCTC